AAATCTCTCTCGGCCGGATTCTTCTACCAACATTTTGACCTCATCACTGGATCCAAAATAGTCTTGCCAATCCGATTCCTTTACAACCTTGCGTTTTCTCTTTTGCCCTTTGAGTGGTTGAAGTCTTCTTGTACTGTAGAAGTTCTTCTTTCCGATGTAACGCATATCATTCGTTCTATCTCGTATCTCATAAACAAAGCCAATTGCGTCTCCTCTATCTTCTATTCGAAACTCCTTATCATCATAAAGCCACATGAAGATATTTATGATTTATGGCATCTAACATGAAGATGGCAAGAAGTAACAGGTTGTAGGCTTTCAATGTTTCGATATCCTTTGTTTTTAAGGAGTTCGGAAAGGGATTCGAAATCATATCCACTTTTATGAGCATCCCAGTGGTCGTGTGTTGAACCACGCTGCCATCCCCAAAATCCGACTTTGGCATGTCTAAATTGACGAGGATCATTTCTAAGCTTTATCCACTGATTAACATGGAAAGTCATGTTTGGAAGAATCATTTCACAAACTCCATTCTTTCTTAGAATCTTGTGCCATTTTCTTAGAACGATTTCGCCCTCAATGAAATTCAGATGCTCGAAGAAATGTCTAGAAAAAATTTCATCGACTGAATTATCTTCAACGTGTTCATCAATTTCCCAGGCGGGACAAGCAAAGTCAACTCCTGGCAAATCCCGAATATCACAGGTCTTAAAACCTTCTCTCATTGGCTTATCGCCACATCCGAATTCAATCTTCATGGTTTAAAAAATAACTTGGGTCATCAATATCAGCACTTCCACAAAATGGACAGTAGCATGGTGTATCAACCATCGGATGATCAAAAATATCTTCCATATCGTCTTTACCTATTATTTTCCAGGCAACTTCAAAATCAGTATGACAATTGCCGCAATATAGTTTCTCATGACTCATGATTCGCAAACCGCACAATTGTTGATAGAACGAGCCAATTCCTGTGCCGGATTTGCGCTTCTTTGGTAATAGAGAGACTTAATTCCTCGTCTCCATGCGTAGATCATTAGATCATTCACTTCCTTTGGTTTGGTATCCGGCGGAATCATAATGTTCAATGATTGTCCCTGATCAATCGCCAATTGTCTATCTGCGGCTTGTGTTATAATTTCTTTTTGAGAGATTTCTCCAAAGGTTTTGAAGACATCTTTTTCGTCCTGTGTGAGTTCGGTAAGATGTTGAACCGATCCACCTCGTTTGAGAACACTCTTCCAATTATCCTCTCCTAGACCTTTTTCGTTGAAGAGTTTTGTCAAATAAGGATTTCGGTAGGTGAACTTACCCTTTGCCAAATCCTTTACGAAATAGTTAGAGTTCAATGGTTCGATTGAAGGAGAAACCTGTCCCAGAATAAAAGAACTTGAAGTGGTGGGAGCGATTGCCATTGTTGTGGTATTTCGCAATCCATATCCAATCAAAAGTTCGGGTTCTCCGAGAAGGTTCGCAAGTTCCTTTGATGCTTCTCGGGTTCTCTTTGCGATTGTCTTAAAGATTCGATTGTTCTTTGTTCGAGCCGTGATTGACTCAAAGGGAATGTTATTCAATTGAAGATAGGAGTGCCAACCCAGAACACCCAGACCCAGAGCACGATGACGAATCGCAAAATTTCTTGGATGTTCCATAAACTCTACTCCTTCAGTCTTGTCAATAAACTCAGACATAACCGCATCAAGGAAATAGATCATCGTTTGAATCGCATCGGTCTCTACTAAATCGTCCCAACGTTCAAGGTTCAAAGAAGAAAGATTACACACAAAAGATTCGGTTGGATTTGTGGGCAACATAATCTCCGAACAAAGATTGGAGTTGTGAATCTGAATCTCCTTGTCCTTATAAACCTGCGGAGCACCCTTGTTTGCGTTGTCGGTGTAGAAGATGTAAGGATAGCCAGACTCAAATCTTTTCTTAATTACCTTACCCCAGATCCTTCTCTTTTCGGTGTCTCCGTCAACCATTGACTTCATCCACTCATCTTCCACACAAACACCAATTGAAAGATCTTGTATAGAATCACCATCAGAACGAATGTGAAGAAACTCCTCGATATCCGGATGATCAATCGGAAGATACGCCGCAAATGAGCCACGGCGAACATTCCCCTGTGATACATAGTTGACCAAAGAATCAAACACCGAGAGTTGATGGTGTACACCTGTCGCAGTACCACCCGAAGAGATCGGAGCGCCGCGATGACGGATGTCTCCGAAGTAACCGGATGTTCCTCCTCCCATCTTTGACATAATACCAACTTCTCCTACCTTGTAGAGAATGCCTTCCATACTATCAGGTATGAAAGAAGAGAAACAAGAGATCGGAAGTCCTCGTTCTCGTCCAAAGTTCGCCCAGATAGGAGATGACAGAGAATAGAATCCCTGTGCCATGTATCTCTCAAACTTAACCGCAAAGTCTTCAACACCGAGAATCTTCTCGGCGTGTTTTGCGATATCAAGTATTCTTTGTTTTGGCGACTCTCCTTCGATCAGGTATCCTCTTTCAAGGAAAAGTTTCGCTTCATCATTTAGCCAGTAATAATCATTCATATTAAAATAAGTCGTCTTCGTCAAAGGATTGGTTTTTCTTAGAGTATTCGGTTGGTCGAGAGTGAAAGAAGTCTGTCATATTGTTACCATGCAACTCCTCTTCAAACCAAAGAGTGTGTTCCAATAATGATTTATCAACTTCAAGAGGCGTCCCAAATCCGATCTGATCCAAAGAATCATTGATGCGATTACGAATAAACTCTTTGAGAATGTTTGCGTTGAGTCCTTCTTCTTTATATCCATTGACCATCCAGTCAACGATCTTGGCCTCTGCCTTGTATGCCTGATTGGCTTCGTCAAGGATTCTTTCCTTCAACTCATCATCAAACAACTCGGGCATCTCTTCGCGAATCGTGTTGATGATTTTGATTCCGATCATACCATGAATGTTCTCTTCGTTTCTCGTGTACTTCACTTGCTGATCCGTATCCTTCAGAACATTCTTGAATCGAGCAAACCAATTGATGATGTAGAACTGTGAAAACAAAGAAACATTCTCTACAAAAAGCGTAAAAAGAATGAGGGCATAAAGATATTGTTTCTTGGAATCCTTGTAGAATCTGTGAGTGTACTTCTTGAGATACTTGACACGACCTTGAATCCACTCAAGTTTCATATTCTCCTCAAAGATGTCTTCCATGTCAAGAACTGTCAAGAGTCTCTCATAAGCATTGTTGTGAATCACTTCGATGTTTGCCATCACATATCCCATATCGGAAAGTGAGGGGTGTGGTAGATTCTCACCAAGTTTTGCCCAAAAGGTTTTGACCGCAACCTCGATCTGGCCAATTGCCGAAAGAGTTCTTACGATAATCTCTTGTTCCTGTTCGGTGAGCTCAGTTCGAAACTGATGGATGTCAGACTTAAAGGAGAACTCCTTGTCAGTCCAAAAACCGGAATGCATTGCTTCCATGAACTCCTCAGTCCAAGGATATCGATTAGGTTTGCGTGTAATTTGTTCTTCGAAGATTGTAGACATAGATGGTACGTTAAATTTGTAGATAGTTATACTATAAGAAAAACGGCCGAAAGTAAAGACAATTTTTACTCGTTGCTCGCTTTTCTTCGTATAGATCTTAACGCACCTGTTTCTTCGTCTCGAAGTACAATCGTAGCATTGCGATTTCTTACCGCATATTTGTATATCTCAAATTGTTTTTCATCTTGGAGGTTGAGATATTTCGACCAACGTTCAAACTTATTTCTACCTGTCGAAAATCGACGAAAGACATCGCTCGGAACATCGAAGTCTTTGTATTTTTTCTTCGAAGCACCCAATGGGCGATCCGCAATTGCTACTGATCCTGTGGTAGTCTGATCCGCGATCATCTAATAATGTCCTCCTGTGTTACGTAAATGGTTTGGTTTGTTCGGTGATGGTGTGCTTTGAACACCGGCAGATCGAATATACGACCCACCGGCGCTGATTCCGAGATTGTGACCCAAGTGTCCTGTTTTGCTAATATTTCTCCGGTCTTGGGTAATGCGATATCGCGGCCTAACGCATATTTTCCTTCTTCTATATTTCCTCCCTCATCGAGATACCACTCGTTGAGTCCTTCTGCTTCACACTTGTGTGGGTTAAATCCGGAAACTTCTTCAAGGATCTTGCCGATCTTTCGATCCGACATTCCAGTTTCCTCTTTAATGAGATATAGTGCTGCGGCATAGGAGGCCAAAGTTGATTTACCAAATGGTACTTTATTGAGCAGTCTTTTAAGATTAAAGACGAGTTTATGAAAAGTATTATACGCCCCCTTCTCTTCGGATGTTTCAGGTTTCTTTAACTTCTTTCCATTTTCATCTACAATGCCCAACTCATAGGCAGTCGTCTTATTCCAAGGTGTGGTAAGAAGTCGTAGAAAACGAAGGGCGTAAAAGAAATCTCCGGCGCGAAGTAGTGACATTATAAGTTTTTTAGTTTGTTTGCGATATTGACATCCACACCGACATTTTGGTATTGGTGAGATGTTATATAGTTAAGATATATGAGAAACGTTTTCAATGCCGACCAGAGCTCGTCGTCGATGCGATAAAACATCATACGAGTCGCAGCCTTCATATCAAACACATTATATATTGAAATTATGTGGTTTAAAACCAATCGTTCCTGAATGAGACCTGTTTCTCGGTATCGTCTCAGTAAACGAATGATGTATTTGAATCGTGCCAAATCCTCATGAAAATCCTCGATTGATAAACAACATGGATTTTCATAATATTTAGCAGCATATAGTTCAAAGTTCTTATTATTTAGATCA